AGGTGGAATTATTGTTTCTGTTGGTTCTACTGCAGGATTCGGATACCAACCTCTCGTTTCTGCTGGAGGAACTGCTATTGTTTCTGGATTAGGAACTATTTCTTCTATTAGTATTGGAAATAGTGGATCTGGATATAGGGCAGGTATCCAAACAGTAGTAAACGTTGGTGTTGCTTCAACAGAAGATGAACCAACAATAGAATTTATTGGAACAGCAGCAATAAGTGGGGGACACATTGTAAGTATTGCAATTACAAATCCCGGAAGTGGGTACACATCATCAAATCCCCCAACAGTTGTGTTTGATTCGCCACTTTCATATTCCAATATACCATTAGTTTATAGTTCTTCCACTCCTCAGGCAGGTCTAGGAACTGAAGCAACTGTAGATATAATTGTAAGCCAAGACACAAGCGTATTAAGTTTTGAAATTAAAAATTATGGATATGCATATAATAAAGATGACATTTTAACAGTAGATATTGGAGGACTTAGTGGAATACCAACAGATACTTCAGTTTCCTTCTCAGAATTCCAATTAACAATTGATAGAACTTATGAAGACCAATTCGCATCTTGGCATTTAGGAAAACTGACTGTTTTTGATCCCATTGATGATTTGATTGATGGAACCAGAAGATTTTTCCCACTTAAAATTGATGGTGTGCAAACTTCTATTGAAGCGGCTCCAGGTTCAAACATTGATCTCCAAGCAAATCTAATCGTAATCGTTAATGACATCCTACAAGTTCCAGGAGAATCATATGTTTTTGATGGGGGTAGTGTTATAGAATTTATAGAGGCACCACAATCCCTTTCAGATTTACCATCTGGTCTTACGAATGTTGCAAAAACAAAAATATTATTTTATGAAGGAACTGATGGGATAGATACAAAATTTGTAGATATTCTAGAAACAGTAAAGGTTGGGGATAATGTTAAATTGCAATCTGATACTATCAATTTAACAGAGAAATCTAGAGTAGTAAATGAAATTATTTCTTCAGATGCAGTAAGGACAAATGTATATAATGATATTGGATTATCTAATGATGAATCTCTTCTCCGTGAAGTAATTTGGTGCAAGCAAAAAGATGATCTACTGTTATCAGGAGCAAACTTTTCTTCTACAGGTGTATCAACATCAACGAAAGGATTTGTTATTTCAAAAGCACGAGAATCTTATGAACCATATATCAATCCATCGGCATATTTAATTAAAAATGTTTCAGAGACTGATGGAGAAATTTTTGTAGACAATATAGAAACTTTCTTCGAAAGTGAAGATGAAGTTGGTATTGAACCATCCGATCTTTATAGGACTATAAAAATAAATTCTCAAGATCAATTAGTTTCATGTGCGGCAACTGCTATAGTCTCTTCCGCAGGAACTGTAACTACTATTCAAATTAATAACTCCGGTGTAGGATATAACACAACACCAAATGTTTATATTTCTTCTCCAATTGGAGTGGGGATTACTGCTATTGCTACTGCATCACTTTCTGGTTCCACAATATCGGGAATAAGTATTGTAAATGGGGGATCTGGTTATACAGCAGATTATCCACCATCAGTATTAGTAGAACCACCTTTATCTGAATTTGAAACTATGTTTAATGTTTCTTATGAAGGAGATTTTGGAATTATTACTGGTATTGATACTACATCTGTCGGAGTAGCATCTACAGGAATTGTATTTGATTTCTATATTCCAACAAATTCTTATATTAGAGATAGTGAGATAAATTCAGTTGGAATAGCAACAACGGGAGTAAGTGGAATTCAAACAGGTTATTATTTTGTTCTTAGGGATACAAATGTTGGAAGTGGATTAACTTCTCTTGATGAAAATGGTCAAATTATTGGAATTGGATCAACATTTATAGATAATGTTTATATGGCAGCCGCAGTATCTATAGCACAAACTACTGTTACTGGAGTTGGGACAACAACAATAGCAAGAGTCACTGTTAGCGTCGAAGACTATAACGGATTGGTAAGTTTGGGGCAAACCTATTATTATGGACAGTACAGTTGGGGCAGAATTTACACTCTTGATAGATCTTCTCCACAACAATTTAGTGTTTATAATAATGCAATTTCTGGTATAGAAACATCACCAGTTGTACAAAGATACCAACCCCTAAAAAATAATTTATATAAGTCATAAATAACTAAAAAATTTGCAAAAAAATGTCAGCAATTATAACTGATCAATTAAGAGTATTGAATGCAAAAAAATTTGTGGATGAAGTTACATCCACAAATAATTCATATTATGCTTTTGTGGGATTACCAAATGCAACAGAATATTCTTCTGATTGGGATGTAAGTCCACTTAATCCTAAAGATTGTTTTGATGATGAAAATGATTATTGGGATACAATGATTGGATTATCAAAAATTCTTCCAGATAATGCTCGCCAAATGGTAAGAAAGTATGAATGGGAGTCTGGCACAATATATGATATGTATAGACATGATATATCGTCAAGAGTACTTAGTGATGGATCAACAAAAATATCTCCACAATCTAGAGCAACAAGTTTATATTCTTCAACATATTATGTGGTAAATAGGAATCTTCAAGTTTATATTTGTTTATATAATGGAGCATCACCAGAAAATAGTTTTAAGGGAAATATATCTTTAGATGAGCCAACTTTTACTGATTTAGAACCAAGATCTGCCGGAAATAGTGGAGATGGTTATATTTGGAAATATTTATATACTATAACTCCATCAGATATTATTAAATTTGATTCAATTTTTTATATTACTACTCCCAAAGATTGGGATACAAATGAAGAAACTCAGGCAGTAAGAAATCATGCCACTACAAGTGGTCAGTTAAAAATAGTTACTATTAGAAATAGAGGAGTTGATGTTGGACAAGCAAATACTACTTATACTGGAGTTCCAATTAAAGGAGATGGTTCTGGGGCAGAAGCAACTATTGTAATCAATAACCAAAGAAAGGTTGATTCTATTTTAATTTCTAAAGGAGGATCTGGATACACTTATGGTAGTGTAGATTTCAAAGCAATTGGATTGACTGCTGATACTGATCCGGAGTTTGATGTAATTATTCCCCCAAAAGGAGGGCATGGATTTGATGTTTATAGAGAACTGGGAGCATCTTCGGTTCTTTTATATACTAGAATTGAAAACAATAATGAAAATCCAGATTTTATAACTGGAAATCAAATCTCCAGATTTGGTGTCGTAGAAAATCCAACAAAATATAATTCAACCGATTTATTAGAATCCAATACAGTTAGTGCGGTGTATGCATTAAAATTGAAATCTCCCGATTCTAATCCAGATGAAAATTATTATAAAACAGTAACTATTGAAGCAGATTCATATGTAACACAAACTATTGGAACAGCATCAACTGCTGTAGGAAGAGTGATTTCATATGATAAAAATACTGGAGTATTAAAATATTGGCAAGATAAAAGAAACGTTGGATTTAATACTGATGGATCTAGAAATAATCTACCAACGTATGGTTTTAATCAAAATAGATTTACATCTTCACCAAATACTGGTGGAAGTTTAAATGTAAATTTAAATAATTCAATCATTCTGAAAATAGATGACACTTTTAATGGATCCACTGAAGAAATAAATAATAACATATCACAACTAGGACAATCTTTTATTAATGGAATTTCCAATCCAGAAGTACAAAAATATTCTGGAAATGTAATTTATGTCGATAATAGACCTTCTATTACTAGATCGTCAAATCAAAAAGAAGATATTAAAGTAATTTTGCAATTCTAAAGACTCATGCCACAGGAAACTAATCTTAACGTATCCCCTTATTTTGACGATTTTGATCCAAAAAAAGAATATTATAAAGTTCTTTTTAAGCCAGGTTATCCTGTTCAGGCAAGAGAACTGAATGCTCTTCAATCTATTGCACAATATCAAACAGAACAATTTGGTAAGCATATTTTTAAAGAAGGGTCTGTTGTTATTCCAGGACAATTAAGATATGAGAGTCCAGTATATGCAGTTCAAGTTGAATCGACATATAATGGAATTCCAATTTCTTTATATTTTGATAGTCTTTTGGGCGCAAAAATAAGGGGATTTAATAGTGGAGTATCTGCAGAAATAGTATATCTTTTAAATGCAGAAGACTCTGAAAAAGGAAATTATACTTTATATGTAAAATATCTTCAAAGTGGTGGAGAAAATTTTGATAGAAAAGTATTTGATAGCAATGAAACATTAGTTTTAGAAACTCCTGTAAGTTATTCAAGTGTTGTTCTTCAACCTGGAGAAGGGTTTTGTAATACATTATTTGAAAACGCGATTTATGAAGGTTCATCAGTATCCGTAGCAGATGGGGTGTATTTTGTTAGAGGGATCTTTGCATCAGTAAGTTCTCAAACAATTCTTTTAGATCAATATGGAATAACTCCATCTTATAAAGTTGGGTTTGATGTTATTGAAACTATCGTAAATTCTGATGAAGATTCTTCATTATTTGATAATGCAAAAGGATTTACCAATTTTGCTGCTCCAGGTGCTGATAGATTTAAATTAGAACTTGTTTTATCAAAAAAAGATCTTGATGATAATCAAACTGATTCTTTTGTTGAAATTTTAAGAGTTAAAAATGGAGTTCCTCAATTCTTTGATGAAAATCCACAATATAATATTATTAGAGAAGAGTTGGCAAGAAGAACTTTTGATGAGTCTGGAGATTATTTTGTAAAACCATTTAATGTGGCAGTTAGAGACAGTTTAAATGATAAAGTTCTAACACAAGGAGTATTTTTTGAAGGACAAAAAACTGTAGAAGGAAATAATCCATCAGATGATCTAATGGTCTACCAAATTGGACCAGGAAAAGCTTATGTTAGAGGATTTGATGTAGAAACTATTGCGCCAACTCTGATAGATGTCCCAAAAGCAAGAACTACTCAAAAATCTCCACAAATCAATCTGGGTTATAACGCAGGAACTCTCGCAGTTCTTAATAATTCGACAGGCGCTCCAACCATAGGATTGGGAACAGATTCTGTAATTTATCTACAAAATGAAAGAAAAGGATCGGATATAAACGTAGCTGCTGGAACAACAATTGGAGTAGCTAGAGTTTATGATTTTGTCCCCGAAAGTGATTATGTAGATCAAACAAGTAGATTAAATCTACGCCTTTTTGATATAAGGACTTATACTACTATTGGTCTAACAACATCAATTTCTGGTGGTTTATCTCTACCTTGTTTTATTCGTGGAAAAAACAGTAATGCTACTGGATATCTAAAGGAAGCAATTGGTGAATCGGATACAGAACTAACTCTTTATGAAACTACAGGAAGATTTTTAGAAAATGAGCAAATTGTCATTAATGGTATTGATAATGGAAGACTAATCAATTCAGTTACTGATTATTCAATTTCAGACATTAAGTCTGTATATGCAACAAATTCAGTTGGACTTTCAACTTTCAATGCAGATTTAGTTCTTTCTAGAAGATCTTATATTGCCAAGCCAGGAACTACATTTAAAGTAAATAATGGAGTTGTTTCTGCTGGATTAGATACTAAATTCACAAATATTGTTAAAGTTGGAGATATTGTATCTTATGCCAGTACCGAATTTACTGGAGATCCAATTTACAATAGAGTAACATCAGTATCCGTTGGAGGAACTAGTTTCACAATCACAGGTATTACAACTGTAAGTGAAGTGTGTAATGGAGTATTACCTTCTGGTTCATTTGAAGTTACTAACATTTTAAAGTATTCGCCATCACTGAATAACAATAATGGATCACTACTAACCAGACTCAATCATGATAACGTTTCTCAAATTAGTTTAAATGAAACCGAAATTATTCAAAGAAGAACGTTTTTTGCAAATGGAACTGGATCTTTTACAGGATCATCTTTAAGCATAGAAATAGATGCAGATGATACAGACATTTACTTCGAATCTTTTGATGAAGATCGCTATCTAATTTCTTATAGTGATGGATCTACAGAAATTATGAGAAATGATAAATTTCTTTTAGATCCTACAGGAAAAATTGTAACATTTAATGGATTATCAAAATCAAGTGATACTAATACTGAAATTATTGCTACAGTTAAAAACTTAAGACCAAGTTCAAAGAAGAAGAAATTTAATAAAGTTTCAACTCTCACAGTATCAAATTCATCATTAGTTGCTTCTGGAATTGGTACTACAACACTTAATGATGGACTTACTTACGGTCAAGTATATGGAACAAGAGTTCAAGATAAAGAAATATGTTTAAATGTTCCAGATGTAGTTCGTGTTCTTGCTGTTTTTGAATCTAATGATACTTCTCCAGCAAAACTACCATCAATTCAAATTACAGCAACTGGTGGAAATGCAGATTATCTTGTAGGTGAGCGCATTGAAGGGCAAACTTCTGGTTCTGTCGCAATAATAGTATCTAAAGTAGATGTTGATAAATTGGAGTATGTTTATTTAAATACTCTACAATTTAATGTTGGTGAAGTAATTGTTGGAAAACAATCCAAGAAACAATCTATTATTTCCAATAAAATTGTTTCTTCCAAAAATATAACACAAAATTTTGACTTTGACGATGGGCAGAGAGATACTTTCTATGATTATTCCAGAATAATTAGAAGAGAAAACATATCAGCACCTAAAAAATCCTTAAAAATTGTATTCCAAAATTATACAATTGATTCTACAGATACTGGAGAATTTATTACTGCTAACAGTTATTCTCAAGAAAACTTTAAAACCGATGTTGGTTATTACAATGGGGTGAGATTAACTGACCACATCGATATTAGACCAAGAGTTTCTCCATATACATTATCCAATAAATCGCCATTTGAGTTTGATGCAAGAAATTTTGCTTCTGATGGGCAATATTCGGAATATATTCTTGTTCCTGGAGAAAATATTCTTCTCGATTATGATTACTATGTTGGAAGGATTGATACAATTTATTTAAAATCTGATGGCAAATTTGAAGTTCTTCAAGGAGAACCATCAAACTTTGCTAAACCACCAGCACCAATTTCAAATGCATTGGATATTGCTGCTGTATATGTTCCACCATACGTTTTCAATACAAAGAACGTTTCTGTTGATACTTCAGTTCATAAGCGTTATAGAATGCAAGATATTGCATTACTTGAAGAGAGAATTCAAAGAGTTGAAAAATATACCACATTATCAATGCTCGAAAGTAAGACAGAAAACTTTACTATTAGAGATGCAGAAACTGGTTTAGATAGATTTAAGTGTGGATTCTTTGTTGATAACTTTAGTTCTCACCAATATCACCAATTAGCAAATCCACAATTTAGAGCGTGTATTGACACTTCAACAAATACATTAAGACCAAGACATTATACTACATCAATAGATTTACAGTTGGGTTCTGAAGTAATTGAAGGATTTACTTCATCTTTCAATCCAAATGCAGATTCTAGTTATGTTTCTGATCTTGGATCACCAAATGTCAGAAAGACTGGGGATTTAATTACTCTTAATTATAACTCAATTCTTTATTTTGAGCAAATTTATGCAACTAAAACTGAAAGTATTACTCCTTTCTTAGTTAGATACTGGCAAGGAACTATTCAATTAAACCCACCAATTGATACTTGGATTGATGAAGTTGCAAGAGAGACTACACAGTTCAATGAAGTTGTCAATAGAGTTGATAGAGATGATGAAAACATCACATTAATCAATAATGTTACTGCAGATAATGAGGTGTTTATTTCTCCTCCACGACCACAAACAGGAACTGGTGGATTTGATTGGATTCAGAATGCTAAGAATTTACTTTCTACAAAGTCAAAAACTATTAATTTTTTCGGATTTTCATTTACAACTTCTGGAACATTAGGTGGAAATTCAATTAAAATAAATGACAAAATAAATTCTTCAAACATTACAAGTGCTGGAACTGGTGAAAGAGCAAATGTTATAGGTTCTGATGTTATTCAACTCAATGTGATGAAGAAGAAAGTCACTATTGAGGATAGAGATCTAATTAGACAATTGCTTCCTCCAGATGCTGCCCAACAGTTTTTAACTGCAATTGATACTGTAAATGGAAATGCAAGAGCTGTTATTAATTTTATTCCTGGACAGCAACCATCAATAACTGAAGAAACATCTACAGAATCTGTAACTGATATTAATACAATTTTAGTTCCTGAAGAAATTATAACAGATGATACTGCACAACAAACTACAACAAGTTTCACTGAAGAGATTAGATTCTTAAGAAGTAGAAATATTGAATTTGATGCTAAAGGTCTAAGGCCAAGAACTAGATTCTATCCCTTCTTTGAAGGTATTGATGTTTCTAATTACATTACTCCAAAATTATTAGAAATTGAGATGATTTCTGGCAAATTTGAAATTGGTGAAAACGTGATAAGTGATCCAACTTCAAGTCAGTCTAGAGAAGTATCATTTAGGTTATGCAAACCAAATCATAGAACTGGTCCTTTTGATGGATCTGATGTTCAGTTTATAACTCCACCAAATGCGCCAATAGCAGATTTTACTACTGGTGAGGTTCTTCCAGTTCTTGATCAGGTTCAAGTTGAAGATACTTTTAAGTTAAATCCATATACATTACAGTCATTTGAAGATGTTTATACAGAATCTTCTACTATTTTGAACGTTGATACTAGATCTTTAGAATTACCAGAAGAAACTACTTATTTTGGTCAAATTGAGCAAAATATGAAACTTGTTGGAAAGACTTCTGGTGCTGTAGCAAGAGTCAGAAGTGTAAGACTTATCTCAGATAACGAAGGGAGACTTATTGGTTCTTTATTTGTTCCAAATCCAAATTCTCCAGAAAATCCAAAGTGGATTAATGGTGAGAATACATTCACACTAATTGATACTCCTACTTTAGATAATATTGATGATATTTTCCAAGAATTTATTGCAAATAGTAGAATAAATGAAAGTAGTGCTGATGCAGAGTTTGTTTCTTCTGGAACTGTAAATGTAACACAAACAAATATTTTGACTACTAGAAACGTTACAGTATTAAGTTCTTTCAATAGAAATACTAGAACAGTTACCAATACATCAACAAACACTACAACTTCGACTGGAGGAGGACAATTTGTTGTTTGGGAAAATCACGACCCATTAGCACAATCTTTCTATGTAAGGGATAATACTGGAGTATTTTTAACTGATGTTGAAGTTTTCTTTGAGACCAAAGATACTGATCTTCCAGTAACTTTACAAATTAGACCAATGATTGCTGGTGTTCCCAGTAATGAAGTAGTTCCATTCTCAGAAGTTACTTTGACTCCAGATCAAGTAAATCTTTCTGTTGATGGTTCAGTTCCAACCAGATTTACTTTCCCATCACCAGTATATCTTCCAGGACCACAAAATCTGGAGGTTCGTTCTGCTCCTATTGCAAGTCAGCAAACATCTGTTTTCTCAATAGTTCTTCTTTCCGGAAGTCCTCAATATAGAGTATTTGTTTCAGAACTTGGACAAAACGATATTCAGACTGGAATAAAGATCTCCAAGCAACCTACTCTTGGAAGTTTGTTCAAATCTCAAAATGGATCTACTTGGTCTCCTGCTCAATTAGAAGATTTGAAGTATCGTCTCTATAGAGCAAGTTTCACAACGGATCTAGGACAAGTAAGATTCTTTAATCCAAAACTTGATTATGGTAACGGCAAAATGACAGTAACTGGATCTAATCAATTGTTACCACTATCCAAAAAAATTATAGTAGGTTTAGGATCTGATGGTTATGATGCATCTGGTTTAGTTGAAGGAGCATCTTTAGCTCAAGGATCTGCAACAGGCAATTTAGTTGGACTTGCAGGAAGTGTAGTAGCAACTCAAATAGTTAATGCTGGTTTTGGATATACTTCTGGATCATTTAGTGGAGTTGAACTACAAACAGAAACTGGTTCTGGAACTGGAGTGATTGTAACAATTGATATTGATTCTGTTACTTCTGGTATTGGAACAGTAACTATAACAAGTGGTGGTTTAAACTATCAAGTTGGCGATGTTCTTTCAATTCCAGAACAAGAATTTGGACTTAATGTTGGATTTGGAGCTAAGATTGGAATTACTTCTATCTCTTCTGTAAGTAATAGTCTTATAATTGATGATATTCAGGGAGAATTTGCCGTAGGAATCACTTCAATTTCTTATGTAAATTCTTCAGGAACTGAGGTATCTACTGGTGCTACTATTTCTTCGATAATAGAAGATCCTTATTATGATGGTCTTCACATGAAGATTACTCAACTAAATCATGGAATGCATTCCTCAGAAAATTATGTAACAATCTCAAAAATGAGACCTATGGAATCTGAGGTAAATTCTAATTTATCATCAAACATCACTTCTACTGATACCACAATCACATTAGACTCCACAACAGGATTTGATTTATTTGAAGGGCAAACTGTGAATGGTTCAAATCCAGGTTATCTTCTTATAGGAGAAGAAGTTGTGAAATATGAATCTTCTCCTTCTGGAGGAACTATAACTTTAACTGAGAGAGGAGTTGATGGAACTCAAGCACTTTCTTATGGATTAGGAACAAAAGTATTTAAATATGAATTTAAGGGAATTTCTCTTAGAAGAATTAATAAAACACATAATTTAGCGGAGGTTGATAGAACAAATCATTCAACAAAACTAAATTCATACTTTATTAAAATTGATACTTCTGATACTGATTTTGAAGGGAATGCTATTGGAAAAGATAGATCAACAACAAATAAATTATTCTTCTCGGAGACTGAGCAAACTGGAAGAACTGGAACATTTATCACAAATAATATACAGTATGAAGTTCTATCTCCAAAAATTGCAAACATTATTCCTGCAAGCACCTCATTAAAATCTAGAATTAGAACAGTGACTGGAACTAGTATTTCTGGAAGTGAAAAATCTTTTGTTGATAAAGGATTCGAATCTATTGTTTTAGATAGTCCAACATACTTTGATTCACCAAGATTAATTTGTTCTTCCGAAAATGAGGAGAGATTTATAAATGAAACTCCAGGAAATAAATCATTTACTATGGAGTTAGATTTACAAACTACAGATGAAAGAGTATCACCAGTTATTGATACTATTCAAACTTCATTAGTATTAACATCAAATCTAGTTAATAGTCCAACTGGAGGAGTGAATGAAAATGCAAATTATGCAAATGATGATACAGTAAGAAGTCTTGGAGATGATCAACACGCTTGCGTTTATATTTCAAAACCAATTAGATTAAAGATTCCTGCAAATTCTATTAAAGTTCTTCTAAAGGCATCACATACTGCAAAAAATGATATTCGTGTTCTCTATCAACTTTATAGAGATGATGCACCACAATCTGCTATGAACTATGAATTATTCCCAGGTTATTCTAACTACAGAGTTGATGGTGATGGAATCAAGCGAGTTATTGATTCTTCACAAAATGATGGATCTAATGATACCAAAATCACATTTGGAGATGATCCATCAATGAGAGATTATGAATATTCTGTTGATGATCTTCCAGAGTTTAATGCATTTGCGATTAAACTTGTGATGGCAAGTGAAAACCAGGCAGCAGTTCCATTAGTAAAAGATCTAAGGGCTATTGCTACAGTAAAACCTAAGTTATAATTATGGAGTACGCAAAAGTCAAAGATAAAGATTATCTTTATCGTGATATGGAATCTAATGGAATTATGAATACTGATTATGAGAACTATAAGAAATATATGGATTCTTATAAGCAAAAATTATCAGAATCCAAAAAAATAAAGGAATTGCAAAATGAAGTATCTTCCATAAAGGAAGATCTGGGTGAAATTAAATCTTTATTAAGGAGTATTGTAAATGAATCCAAATGATATTCAACTTGAAACTATGTCTAAATTATTTGAATATGAGAAGATTTCTAGAGACATAGATAGTATAGGTGATTTAGAAACTATAAAAAATATAGCAAAATCTTATATTAAACTTTATTATAAACAGCAAGAAGTTGTATCTAAACTATAATGGCACAACCATCTACAAGACAAGAATTAATCGATTACTGCCTAAGAAAATTGGGAGCACCAGTTTTAGAGATTAACGTTGCACAAGAACAAATTGAAGATCTTGTAGATGATGCGGTTCAGTATTTTCAGGAGCGCCATTTTGATGGAGTTTATCCTACCTTCCTAAAATATCAAATTACTCAAGATGACATTGATAGAGGAAGGGCATCTGGTTTTTCTGGTGTAGGAATAGCATCAACTTCTGCAGTTGGTGCTGGAACTACATTTAACTTTTATGAGAATAGTAATTATTTACAAGTCCCAGATTCTGTTATAGGAGTAAATAAAATATTTACCTTTGGTGGATCTAATTCTATCTCAAGTGGAATGTTTAGTGTAAAGTATCAATTATTTTTAAATGATATTTATTATTGGGGTTCAACAGAACTTCTTACCTATGCAATGACTAAAACTTATTTGGAAGATATTGATTTTCTACTGACCACACAAAAACAAATTAGATTTAATCAAAGGCAAGATAGATTATATCTTGATATAGATTGGTCTAGTGTAACTGCTGGCGAATATTTTATAATTGATTGTTATAGAATGATGAATCCAAATGACTATTCTCAAGTTTGGAATGATTCATTCCTCAAAAAGTATTTAACATCATTGATTAAGCGTCAATGGGGTCAAAATTTAATTAAGTTCCAAGGAGTAAAACTTCCTGGTGGAGTAGAACTAAACGGGAGACAGATATATGATGATGGTCAGAGAGAATTGGATGTAATAATGGAACAAATGTCTTCTACCTATGAACTTCCACCATTAGATATGATCGGATAGTACTATGCTAAATCCATTTTTTCTACAGGGGTCGAAAGGTGAGCAGGGTCTTGTTCAAGACCTAATTAATGAACAACTAAAAATTTATGGTGTAGAAGTTTATTATCTTCCTAGAAGATATGTAACTGAAAGAACCATAATAAAAGAAGTTGTAGAATCTGAATTTAAAAATGCATATCCTATTGAGGCATATGTAGATAATTATGATGGATATGGAGGGCAGGGAACATTATTATCAAAATTTGGTATTCAGGAAATAGATGATTTAACATTAATAATTTCCAAAGAACGATATGAAAATTACATTGGACCTTTAGCAAAAGATATTCCCAATGTAAAGTTGGCAAGTAGACCAAAAGAAGGCGATTTAATCTATTTTCCTTTGGGTGATAGGTTGTTCGAAATAAAATATGTAGAGCACGAAAAACCTTTTTACCAACTTCAAAAAAATTACGTCTATGAACTGAAATGCGAACTCTTTAGGTATCAAGATGAAGATATTGATACTGATATAGAATTTATTGATGATAATATCAAAGATATTGGTTACATCCAAACTTTGCAAATGATAGGTGCGGGATCTACAGCTTCTGCAATAACTGGAATAGTTAATGGTGGAGTTCAATATGTAGAAGTTACTAATAGAGGTAAGGATTACCTAAGTGCTCCAAGAGTAGCATTTTCTTCAGCACCTTCAGGAGGAAATACTGCTGTAGGTATTGCTTCAATGCTCGGCGGATTAATTTCCTGCACTCCAGATGATAAAATGAAGTTGATGGTTCAAAGTGTTGAATTATCCAATCCTGGGTCTGGATACACTGTAGCGCCTAAAGTACTGTTTTTTACTGATGGGGAACCAGGAACTGGCGCAGAAGCAACTGCTTATATTGGTGATGGAGTAGTAGGAGTAATCACCGTAACTGATGGTGGTGGAGGTTATATAACTTCTCCATCAGTTACTTTTGTTGGTGTTGGATCTACTTCTCCACAAGCTTATGCAATAGTAAGTGCCGCAGGTACAATTAGTGAAATAAGGGTAACAAATGCAGGATATGGATATACAGAAGCACCCACAATAGTAATTGGAGATCCAATATCAACTGGAGGTTCTGGAACATATGTATATAATGAAATTGTAACTGGATCCGAAAGTGGAATTACTGGAAGAGTTAGATCTTGGAATACTATTACAAATATACTAGAAGTTGCAAACATAAATGGAACATTTGCAAATGGTGAAACGCTGGTTGGAGAAGAATCTGGAGCATCTTATTCTCTAAGGGTGCTAAATACTGATAACCTAGAAGATACTGGAGATTCTACTAATAGCAATAAATCTGGTCAATATGAAGACAATGATGAAATTCAAAGTGAAGCAAATGCTATTTTAGATTTTACAGAAACAAATCCTTTTGGAATGCCTTAAAAATAATTTAAAGAAAAAAAATGTTTGAATATTTTTATCACGAAATTCTTAGAAGAACAGTAATTGGTTTTGGAACTTTATTTAATAATATAATCATTAAACAAAAGAATAGTTCCAATCAAATTGTATCGCAAATTAAAGTTCCATTAGCATATGGTCCTACACAAAAATTTCTTGCGAGATTAAATCAATCTCCAGAAGATTTAAATAATCCAGTTCAAATTACTCTCCTAGGATGTCATTTGAATTTACTGGATTGACGTATGATTCTTCCAGAAAAGTCACCACAACTCAATCATTTTTAGTTCCATTAAAAACAGATAATTCCACAGTAACTAAAGTTTTTATGCCAGTTCCATACAACATGGAATTTGAATTAAGCATAATGACAAAACAAAATGATGATGCTTTACAGATTATTGAGCAAATACTTCCATATTTTCAACCAGCATATACTATAACAATAGATTTAGTTGATACTATTGGAGAAAAGAAAGATGTACCATTTACTTTAAATAATATCAATTTCGAAGATAGTTATGAAGGAGATTTTAGTACGAGAAGGGCATTAATTTACACCTTAAGATTTACTGCCAAAACATATCTATTCGGTCCAGTTTCTTCCGATACTTCAAAAGATATTATCAAAAAGGTATCTATTGGATATGTTGCTGGAGATGCGAGTGGATCTGCATCTAGAGATATTACATATAGAACAACTGCAGTTGCAACGCAAAGTTATTCCAATAATGTAGTTACGACAATTTCTAGTGATTTGGAAATTGCAACTAATCTATTTAATGTCGTAGACGCATCAGGAATAGTATTGAATGGGTACATTACTATTGATGGAGAAACTATGAAGGTTGTTTCTATTGATGGGAACGAAATTCAAGTAGAAAGAGGTTCTTATGGAACCCCAATTACAGAGCACGTATTAGGAACAGATGTAAAACTTATTGTGTCTGCAGATAATGATCTTATAGAATTTGGCGATTCTTTTGGATTTGATACAACATTTTAATTATGAAAGATCAATTTGATGGATTGAATGAAGTATTTAATACTCATAGTGAGATTACATCATCCATAGAAAAAGTTGAAGTTGAGGCAAAAGTGCTAAATGAAAAAATTAAGGATGTAAAAAAAGACATCGAAAAGGATTATGATTATACGAGGGGCAATCTTTATTCAATTATAGAAAAAGGTCAAGAAGCACTGAATGGTGTATTAGAACTTGCTCAAGAAACAGACTCTCCTCGTGCTTATGAAGTTGCTGGACAACTTATTAAGAACGTAAGTGATGCCACAGATAAGCTATTAGACCTCCAAAAGAAGTTAAAAGACATTGAAGAAGATAAAGGTCCAAAAGGACCAACAAACGTCACTAACGCCCTATTTGTGGGGTCTACAGCAGAGCTTTCCAAACTATTGAAGCAGCACAAGGAAAAAGAAGAATAAATAATAATTGTAACTATTATTTGCTACCCATGATTCGTGAAGAAAACAAAAGTGGTGATAGTTCTTTGCGTGACTGGTTTACTAAGAGTCGCGCTTCTGATGGCACCCCTGGTTGGGTTCAATTGGGTGGCAAATACGCAGGAAAACCCTGTGCAAAACAACCCGGGCAAACAACCAAACCAAAGTGCGGCTCCTCAAAAATGAAAAGAAATCTTTCCGATGATGAAGAGCAAAAAGCATTTGAACGTAAAAATCGCAAAGATCCAAATCCAGATAGAAAAGGGAAAGCAAAGAACGTGGCAACTGAAGAAACCAAAAAAGATCATGAGTTTTCAATGGCACGTTCGGAGTTAAAAACACTCAAGAATGCGGCAAAAAGATTGGAGAAGAAAATGGGTAAGAAGGGAGAAGGTGAGTTAGAAGCTTGGGTACAATCAAAAATTACTAAAGCAGCAGATTATGTAGATACTGCTGCAGATTATGTAACTAATGAAGAAGTGGGAGAGAAAGATGCTTGTTACCACAAAGTAAAGTCACGTTATAAAGTTTGGCCAAGTGCTTATGCCTCTGGTGCATTAGTAAAGTGTCGCAAAAAAGGAGCAAAGAACTGGGGAAACTCCACTAGGAAAGAAGAGTTTAGTCCTGCACAAATTACTGCGTTGGAAGCAAATGGATTTGTACAAATTGATGAGTCTGGTAAAAAGTGTTGGAAAGGTTATAAGAAAGAAGGAACTCAAAAACTTTTCGGTAAGACTTATAATCGTTGCGTAAAAGAAGAATCATTTACTATTGAAGATGTGGACGGAAATGCTTTTGCGGAAGTAATTGATGTAATAAAAAATCCCATAGTTTCTGAATCTTGCTGTCCTAATTGTGGTAAAGAACCTTGTGAATGTGGAACCAAGAGATATCGTGGTGGTAGTGCTGCAAAACCAGGTCCAGATAAAAACTACGTGAAACCAATGGGTGAAGAAATCGAGGAAGCAGTAAGAATTCCAGCAAAGACTGGAAACATTGTTTTTGTAAATCTTACCTGGAGAGGTAAGTATTATGGAATTAAAGTTTTCTTCCCTCACACAAAAGTTCCAAGCAGAAAAGAAGTCCAAACAGAAATAGAAAAAGTTTATCCTGGAGCAAGAGTTTACAATTTTCAAGTTTCTGACTATGAACCAGGACAACCACTAATTCAAGTCTCTGAGGGCGCTGCATGGACCCGTAAGGAGGGTCAAAGCAAGGAAGGTGGTCTGAATGAAAAAGGACGCAAATCTTATGAA